TTTGTTCAAATTCTTTAACTAAATCAACACCAGTATCTTTTGTAAACTGCTCATACATCTTTAGCTTATCTGCATTACCCTTGCCAGTAGCATTCTTCTTTATCTGACCTGGTACTATAGATTGAAATCGTTTATTGAGTTTATAGAGTTTATGTTTGAGTGTACCCATATTCTCTGCTAGGTTGAATACAAGTCCTTTTGATCCAAACGAGTAGCCTTCTATAAAAATATTACCAATAGCAGTATCAATAATAGAAAGCGCCCAATCGGATATCTGGTCGTGTCGTTGTTGCTCGGTGGTATAGGGTAGATGTAGTCTGCCATTTATATTACCAAAGTTACCTTCATATTTCTTTACATTTGTAAGGTAGTATATCTTACAATTCTCAAATTTAAAAGCACCCCTACATACACATATAGCAGGACTGCTTAAACTATAATCAATTCCAATCGTCTTCTTCTTCATCATCTTCAAAGATTGCGTCATCATCATCTATAGAAGTATCAGCACCACAAAATGGACATGTTGTAGGCTCATGGTCTTCATCATCCCACTTGACCCAATAACTTACATCACAATTAGGACAACTTATCTGTACTTTATTTTTATCTTCTTCTTTAGCCATTATAGTTTGAAAGTTTTAAATTGATCTTTTTTAACGTCTTGTTTTACACCACCTATAACATACGATTCTATTTCAGTTTCTTGTGGTGCGTTTTGTAAAGAACGACTATTGAACCAATGTACGGTCCAAGGTAATGGGTTATTAGATGATGAGTGTTCATATCTTTGTTCTAACCCTATCATTCTCATTCTTCTATTTGCTATATATTCAACGTATTGATGTAATAACTTTTCTGATAAACCTATCATACTACCTTGTGAAAACAAATGTGTAGCCCAACGTTTTTCTTGTTGTACTGCGTCATCAAATATTTTGTAGCATTCTTTTTGTGTATCTTTTATTACCTTATTCATAACCTTATCATTTTCTTTTGTAAGATATGCTTTGATTATTTGTTGTGACATTGCAAGGTGTTGACTTTCATCTCTAGCAATTAATGATAATATTTTAGCAGAGCCTTCCATAAGTTTTAATTCGCCAAAAGCAAATGAACAAGCAAACGATACATAAAATCTTAAACCTTCTAATACGTTTACGGTTACTAATGCAAGCCATAATGCTTTCTTTAACTCATATATATCAACTGATTTAGGATTTAATTGATATTTGTAACCTAAATTAATTAGATTATCATATGCAGCCGTTACTGATTTTGCTCTTTCATCTATCTTTGGATCATCAATGATAGTATCAAATACTTCAGCAGGGTCTGAATACAAGTTTTTAATTATGTATGTGTATGATCTACTATGTATTGTTTCCATAAAATCCCATGCAACTATACAACCCTCTAGTTCAGGATTAGTTACAAATGGTAGAAATGCTAGACAAGGCCCTCTGCCTTGTACACTATCTAACATTGTCTGATACTTTAAATTACTTGTGAATATAAACTTTTGAGCTTCTGATAGTTGAGCATAATCGTTTCTGTCTTTTTGTAAAGATACTTCTTCAGGTCGCCAAAAGAAACCTAATTGTTGTTGACACAATCTATCAAATATAGGATACTTAAATGTATCATATCGTTGTACTGCAAGGTCTTCACCAAAAAACAATGGTTGTTTTGTATTGTCTATACCTGTTTTTTTATTAAATACGGTCTTCATTAAATTGTACACGAGTCACAATTCTCGTCCTCTTCTTTCTTTGTTTCTTCGGGAACATTATCATGGAACCCTATTGGGTGTGTAGGCTCATCCTCATCTTTCTTGCTATCATAAGTGTTTTGATAATAAGAAGTCTTCCACCCTAGTTTATATGTTGTCAACAAATCTTGTGCCATTACTGATACAGGCACTTGACCATCTGTATAGTTTTCAGGATTGTACGACCAGTTACCACTAATCGCTTGGTCAAAATATTTTTGCATTACTGCAACGATATTTATATATCCTTCATTCCCTTTCATGTCCCAAAGTAAAGTATAGAAGTTCTTTAGTTTAGAATATTCAGGTACTATTTGTTTTAGAGGTCCTTTTTTAGACTTTTTAACAGACAAATAATCTCTTGGTGGTTCAATACCATTTGTCGCATTTGAAACTACACTAGAAGATTCACTAGGCATTTGTGCTGACAATGTACTATGTCTTAAACCATGTTCTTTTATTTCTTTTCTTAAATGTTCCCAATCATAAGTAAATTCTCTTTTAACAACTTCGTCAACATCTTTTTTGTATGTATCAATAGGTAAGATACCATCTGCATATTTTGTTTGTTTAAATGCTGAACAAGGACCTTTTTCTTTTGCAAGGTCTAAACTAGCATGTAATAGATAATATTGAAATGCTTCTGTTAACTTATCTACTTGTCGCCATGCAAGTTTCTGGTCATAATGATAACCTTTCTTTGCAAGGTAGTGAGCAAGACCAATGTAACCAATACCTAAACTTCTACGTGCCTTTGTAGATTTTTCAGCAGCGTCAATAGGATACTTTTGATGATCTATTATTTCATCTAAAGCTCTTACTGCTAAATCACACAATGGTTGTAGTTCATCACGTTTGTTTATTTTACCCACATTGATGGCAGATAAGATACATAAAGCAATCTCACCTTCGCCATCAATATGTTGTATTGGAGTGGTTGGTAAAGTTATTTCCTGACATAGGTTTGACATGTAAACTCTATCTTTAAAACTAGAGTGAGTATTACAATGGTCAATATTCATAATATAGATACGGCCTGTTTCAGCACGTTCTTTCAATATATCAAAAAATAATTCTTGTGCGTTTATCTTTGTTTTAGATACGCTAGTTTTTCTTTCTGCTTTAAGATACAGATCATCAAACTCATCTGTTCCCCATGTGTCATATAACTCTGGTACTTCATGTGGTGAAAACAAAGTTATATCTTCGTTAGCGATAAACCTTTCATAAAATAATTTTGACAATTGTATTGAGTAGTCAAGTTTTCTAACTCTATTATCTTCACTACCTTTGTTGTTCTTCAATACAATTATGTCTTCTATTTCTTGGTGCCAAATTGGAAAGTGTACGGTTGCTGATCCGCCTCGGACTCCGTTTTGAGTACAGCACTTAACAGTAGCCTCAAATTTTTTAAGAAAAGGTATAACACCCGTATGTTGTACCTCACCGCCTCGGATACGTGAGTTGATACCTCGGATTCTTCCTGCGTTAATTCCGATCCCAGCCCTTTGGGCAACATAACGCCCAACAGCCATGTCACTACTAAAGATAGAGGGTAGAGTATCGTCAATGTCAACAAGGACACAAGAAGCATACTGCTTAAGAGGGGTACGGACGCCAGCCATAACAGGCGTCGGAATGTTAATCTTAAAGGTTGATATAGCGTCATAATATTTTTTAACATATGACATTCTCCTTTCTTTTGGATATTTTGCAAATAGTGTAGCCGCAATCATCATGTACATGAATTGTGGTGTTTCGTATACCACGTTTGTACTTCTATCTTGTACAAGATATTTGTCAATGACTTGTCTTAAACCTGCATAGGTAAAGTCATAATCTCTATTGTGATTGAGCCAGTTCTCCATTCTATCAAAATCTTTTCTTTGATAGTGTGATAATATTTCTTTGTCGTATAATTCTAAATCAACGACCTTTTTTACATGTTCGTAAAAGTGTGGGTGATCCCATAATTTTCTTATAACTTGTTTTCTTAAACTATACAATAACAATCTGGATGCTACGTATGTGTAATTAGGATTATTTAAATCTACTAGGTCAGCAGTTGACTTAATTAAAATCTCTTGTATTTCCTCTGTGGATATGCCATCATAAAATTGTAAACCACTTCTCATTTCTACCTGTGAAGCAGATACTCCTGTTATATCTTCACAAGCATATTCAACCATTTCATGTATCTTGTCAATGTTAAGAGGTTCTGTTCCTCTGCCGTTTCGTTTTTTGACATTAATAGACTCGTTTCCTGTTACCATTTTTCCCCCTTAACAACGTTTGTATGAATTGATTTGTGTAATTGCTGATAAACCTGAATAGGTATTATCGGATATAATTTTTTGTACTTGGTCTTTTGTCTTGCCGTTAATTATCATTTCGTTTATGTCTTTTTCTGTTTGCCCTTCTGGCCATATTACTATCATATAATCCTTTTCTATCATCTTGTACATTCTATCTATTATTTCTTTATTACGAGGCTCATTATCAAATATAAAAACAACATCTTTCTTATCAACAGGTAGTTGTAAATCAGCACCACCAGCCGCTAAACAATTATCAAGGAACAAACTATCTAAAGGACCTTCAACAATGTATAATCTTTTGTGTAGATTAATTCTTTCTAGTCCGAATATCTTTTGTTTGTTCTCCTGTAGTTTTATTGTTAGGTATTTTGGTTGTTCTTTACCAAATGCACGCCCTTGTATAGCAAAGACTTGATTATCAACATCATAGAAAGGTATAATTAATCTAGGATGTTCGTACTTTTTATTTAGACTTTCAAATGTCCCAGGACGTATGCGATTTACATAGGTTTGGAACTTGTCGCAATAATATAATCTATCAAAGTAATCCGTAGGCAACTTTCGGTTGAGAAGATATTGCTTTGCAGGATGCTCATCATTTAAATTACTAAAAGGCTTAAGACCTTGTAGGGGTGTAGATTTTAATTTTGTTTTGGTGTCTGTTTTAAATCTTTCAAACAAACTTTCTTCACTAGCAGGTTTACTGCCTTTGTATCTTTCTAAAATATATTGGTCGTATAAAGGACGATCAACAAGTTTTATAAGATTTGCCAGATTGTGTGAAGCACTACAATTATGGCATTTGAAAAACATATCATTTTTTACTCTATACAGATATGCTCTTGCTTTTGTTTTAGACTTTTTAGAATCACCACAGACTGGACATCTAAAGTTAAAAAGATAATCTCTTTTTTTCTTAAATTGTTGTAGTCTAGGCTGTATCTTACTGATATAATTTAGATCAATGTAACCACTCATAATAACAAGTATATACTATATATACTTATTTGTCAAGCTAGTTGATTACTTTTATTATACTTAAAATTTGAGGCATAGACAACCCTAGTACGATTGCGGCCCCTATGATGATCCATCTGTATTTCTCAAATACGCCGATCCTACCGTCTAAATTTGAGTTTAAAGTCTTAATTTCACACATTAAACGCTTTTCTGACATCTCTATTTCATCTGTCAATTCCTTGTGAATCTTGTTGATTCTAGCGTGTAATTCTTTATAATTCGTATCAAATTCAACCCTACGATTCTCTATCAGGTTGAATATCGCTTTATCTATTTCTTCTTGTTTTGATAGTTTTTCTTCGTGTACTGCTAGCATAGATTTGATACTACCAGATATGTCTGTTAGTTTATCTATAGCACTATCAAGTTTTGTATTTACGCTAGCAACCTGCTCTACTTCGTTTTTAAGTACTTGTAAATCGGTTGCTAGTTTCTGTAAATCTGCCATTATCCACCCAATGGGTTTTTACTTTTAATTTTAATTTCTTCAATCTCTAATTTAAATAGTTGTAAAGTTTTTTCATTAACACTTGCTTTCTTTTCTACTTCAGCAATTGCGTCTTTGTTTTTACCTATCTTCTTTAGATTACTTTCAATGCCTGATAAATCTACTGACTTACCTTCAACATTTTCTACTTTTTCTTTTAGTACTGCAATGTCTTCAGCGTTAACAACAATGCCTGATACATCAATTGTTTCGCCTTGTGCAGCTTCTATCTGACTTAATCTTGTACTGATTTCGCCATACTTAACAAACCCACCACCAATTGCAGCCACGGCAGCAATCAAAGCAGCGACACTTGCTAAATTATCTTTTAATTTATTAATCATCTTATCCCTCTCTTAAAAGTTTTAGTTCTAATAATAATTGTTTTTTCTCCATATCAATTCGCTGTAATTCAGTTTGTTTAATTGATATTGGGTCATTGTTTGTATATGCGTTTAGAGATTTATTTTTATAAATCTGTTCTTGCTCTATATTTAGTTGATTAAAGAAGTCTGGATTACCATCATTTAATTTAACGGTATCCTGTAATTGTACTTTGTAAGATGATAGGTCAGCAGCACCTGATTGTATACCTTTTAAAGTTACATATTGTACTGCCTTGACCGTATCATCTACACTCTTTAATGTCTTTTCTAATTTAGCTATTATTCTTTTCACTTTTACATTTACGCTATCAATCTCGTCATTCGTCTGTCTATCATCGCCAGCTGCCTCATCATCCACAGCTTCTTCATTGTTCGTCTCCGTCTCCGATCCTTCTGCTTCCGTATTTTCATCCATAGTAGATTCCTCACTACTAGGTTCTCCCTCTTGCTCATTCTCCATTGATTCCTCACCAGTATCCTCAGTTTTTGCATTTGTCTCGGTGTTAGCATTTGATGTCTCCGTTTCTTCTTCTTTGACTTCTTCTTGTTTGACGTTTTCTTCTTCGTTTGTTTCTTCTAGTTCTTCAGTAGCTACTTCTTCTTCATTAGTGATCTCCTCTTCTTTAACTTCCATTTCTATTTTACCTTCTTCTATTTTCATAGTTGTACCTGAAGGCATAAGTTCTTCAAATTCTTCCTCTATGATATTAGTTGCCTCTTCAAAAAATTCTTCTTCGGTAATACTTTCTTCTATCAAAGCAGTTTCAAATTCTTCCATAAGGCCTTCTTCTACTAATATTTCTTTAAAAGTTTCTTCAAATGCGATTGCTAATTCTTCAAATTGTATTTCTTCTATCTCTAGTTCTTGTAAGATAGGTGTTTCAAATTGTAGTTCTTCTAATTGTTCAAGGTTAACTTCTTCTAAATTTTCTAAAAGATACTCTAAATCTTCTTGTGCTAACTCTAGTAGTTCGTTTGTATCTTCTAGTTGTTCCTCTGTTTCTTCGGATATGGGTGTGTAAGTAATATCTAATAATGTAGCAGTTAAACTTGCACCTAGCAAGTTAGGACCTACAGGACTATTAGAGTTAGGACTATTGCCATCTACACCTTTCCATTCCCAATCCCATTTTCTGGAACCTGTATCTGTATATGTTGCTGTGTCTGTATATGTGTGAGTGTTTTGTCTATAACCAGCGTCATTGTTTCTGGTCATTGTAGTGATAGAAAGAACGTTATCATTCTCGTCTAAAATTTTTATAGTTGTTGTATATGAATCTCTACCAGATGTTGCTTGACCACATTGATATGATGAACCAGACCATTCACAATTTTGTACTTCAGTTATAGCATTTAAGGTTACACCACCATCTAAAGATGTTTCTGTTGTAGTAAATGAAGCGCCTGATTGTGTTGTAGTTGAAATATCAACAAGTGAACCTGAGGCAGATACCGTACCAGTACCTTGTGCCTCTAGTTCGTTGTATGATTGTGAGTAGTCGGTAATACCGTTAAGTGTAAAACCAGTAGATGAGTCTATACCATCTATTGTACTATTTGAGTTTTGTGCATTGGTATTTACACCATCACCTGCGTTAGGTAATAGGTTACCAGATGTTGCTGTTTCAGCCTTACTTGCGTTTATTGAAGTTGTAAGGATTAATATTGTCAGCAAACCTGTCAATTGCTTTGTTAGTGACATATATAAAGATTCCTATACATAGTACATATATTAATAATTCCATTTTTACCTCGGACCATTTTCAGCGTGAACGGTTTTCTTCTTTTCTTTTACTTCAAGTTTTTGTTCGTTCACTTCTTTTTTGATACCCTTTAGTTCGTTCATCTCGTCTATCAATTTTTGTTTTTCTAACGCTACAGCGTCTAATTCTATTTGTTGTTTAGTTAGTTCTTCAGCATTTTCTGCCATTTTCTTTTCGTATTCTTTTTCTAACTTCTTATTTTTCTTTTCAATGTATTTTAAATCTGCTGTGTATTGTTCGTAATCAGGTCTTAACTTATCGTATTTTTGCCACTCTTTAAGAGCTGCGTCACCTATCTTACCATTGTAAGGACAAGGCGTACCTGATTGTATCATTGCGTGGAAAACTCTTTCGTCTTGGCAAAGTATAGATACAGCGGCAACCTTCATGCCTAGATCGTTTAATACTTTACTTAACTTAATTCTTTCACAATTCTCGTCTGTTCTATATGTACCTGCTGATATGC